GCGGAACTGCTACAGCAATTGCAATGACTATTGGCACAGCCGCCGCAGGCACACAATATGTGTCTTCGACTGATGTGTTTGCAGGTGGTCGCGCCGCCTTAACTTTTACAGCCGCACAGTTGCTCGCAATGAGTGACATTGGTAGCAATACCTCTGTCGTCGTTACGCTTGATCCAGATGGCACGATCAGCACAACTCAAGGCGTTATTCGCCTGACCGTTGTGTATGCTCAGAAAGTCTAAGGAGAGCAATCATGGGCCAATTCAAACCTATGGTCAAAATGATGACCACTGAGCCGACCGTTGAGTTAAAACTCAAAAAGGGCGGTCATGTGAACATGAAAAAAGGCGGTAAAGCCGAGGCTGGTCACAAGAAAATGGCCGACGGTGGTGGCGCTATGGGCGCATTGGCAGGGACTCCAGCCTTAATTGGCCGTCCCGCTGTGAATGCGCCTGTTCGCGCCCCCGGCAAGCCCTCTATGGCCGCTCGTCGTAAGGCGATGGCTCCCAAAGCGCCAATTGGCAACCCTGCCATGCCTTCGACACCAATGAAAAACGGTGGCGAGTCTAAGGCAACACACAAGGCTGAGATGTCGAAGATGAAGGGTCTTGAAAAAGAACTGAAGTCTCACGAGTCCAAGCCTGCCAGCAAGGGCCATAAAGGTCTTGCCACTGGTGGTGTTGCTCTTGGTCAAGGTGGCTACAAAAAGGGCGGCAATGTCAAGAAGTACGCCAAAGGCGGCGTGGCTGGCAATGGAGTTATTCCTGAGTCTGCTTCCGCAAAAGGCGCTGGCCCTTATCGCAATACTGAGATGCACACTGCTGAGTACACTGGCAAGTCCAGTGGCAAAACAGGCGGCGTGAAGAACGGTAACGGCGGTGGCTACAAGACTGGCGGCGTTGCTCTCGGTAATGGCGGCGGCTTTCAAAAAGGTGGAAAAGTTGAAGGTGCAGAAAACCTGTATGTAGACTCTCCCCAGCCCGGTGGCGATAAGCGTGGTGGCGCTATTACAAAAGGTCGTGCCGCAAAAAAAGCCTACGCGACGGGGGGTACTGTTGATTCAGGCAAACCCGTCGCGATGCCCCAAGGCTCTAAAAAGCCTCCAACACCAGTAAGCATCAATCGTCTGACAGGTACTTACAAAAGCGGCGGCAAGGTAACCCCTGCCCAAGGCCGCTTGCAAGCAAACTTCAAAGCGGAGAACGCTACGGCCATGAAAGAGGCCAAGGCTGACACCAACTTGAAGTACAGCAAGTACCAGAAGATGGCTGATGGTGGTAAGCCAGTGGATTTGTCCAAAGGTGCATACGATGCTTCTAAAAAGCACAGTATGGAACTAGAAGACGCTTTGAATCCATTTAGCATGGTGAAGGAACTGGCTGGCAAAGCGAAAGACTACTTCATGCCAAAAGGTGAGAGTGTGACCAAGACCAAAGAGTCTGTAACGGTTGCACCAGTTACCAAAAAGCGTGGCGGTGGCGCTTGTTGAAAACGAGTGGGGGCTACGGCCCCCGCTTCTAATTGGAGATTTAAATGTCAACTTTGACGAATGTATTCTCTGCGCACGCAGATGCGACGGGGACAATTTACGCTGGCGCGACGAACCTCGCTGGGTATCAGTTATTGACTGGCGGCACTGCTGGTGAAATTGTTTTTCGAGATGGTGGTGCATCTGGAACGGTTCGTTTGCGGGTTAATATTTCTGCCACGCCAACCAACCCATTCTCGACGCTGTTGCCCGGCGACGGCATCAGGTTCACTACAAACATTCATGTCACATTGCCTGCAAGTGCGGCAGTGACTATTTTCTGCGGCTAATCATGCCAAGCAAATCACCTGCTCAACATCGTTTGATGGAGGCGGTAGCGCACAACCCTGCGTTCGCCAAAAAGACAGGTATCCCTCAAAAAGTCGGCAAAGAGTTTGCCAAGGCTGATAAAGGGAAAGAATTTAAAGGAGGCGGTTTGTATGAAAACATTCATAAAAAACGCGAAAGAATCGCTGAAGGCTCTGGCGAAAAGATGCGCCGAGTGGGTAGCGAAGGTGCGCCAACGGCTAAAGCCTTCCGAGAGTCAGCAAAAACCGCCAAACTGAAGGATGGCGGGCCAAGTCTTGCCGTCGGTCGTGGTGAAAAACTTTCGACAAAAGAGGGCGCAGGGCTTACGCAAAAGGGCCGAGACAAATACAATAGAGAGACTGGGAGCAAGTTAAAGGCTCCACAGCCTCAAGGCGGCGCTCGAAAAGACTCTTTTTGTGCCCGTATGAGTGGCGTTGTAGAACATTCAAAAGGGGACGCTCCACGCGCCAAGGCATCGCTGAAGCGGTGGGATTGCCCCGGTTGGTAAGGAGTCAAAATGGCGTATTCAGGAACCGTAGGTCAAACCGTCATCAATGTCCAAACATTGATTGATCACGGCGCTCGTCGCTGTGGAAAGTTGGCTGAAGAGTTGACCTCTGAACAAGTTCTGTCTGCACGCCAGTCGCTTTATTTCCTCTTGTCTGATCTAGGCAACCGAGGCATCCAATTTTGGACGATGACCAAGAAGGTCATTGGCCTGACCCCTGACAAGTACATCTACGACCTGCCCAAGGGTTCTATTGACCTCTGGAACACGCTGTATCGCACGATGAGCCGTCCTAGTGGGTCATACACCACTTCTGCTGGCGGAACGATTGCAAACGCGTATGACGGCGATGTAGACACCATTTGCACGCAGACATCGGCCAACGGCAACATCACGGTCAATTACGGCACATCAAACCCCATTTACATTGGTTCTATCGGCTTGTTGCCTGCGGCCACTGGTACTTGGTCAATCATCTACGAATGGTCAGAAGACGGCACAACATGGGCACCTTTGGTTGACCTTGGCACTGTCGCCGTCGTAGACAACGAGTGGATTTGGACTGACATTGTTGCGGGCCAGACTGTCCCCTACTATCGTTGCCGTGCCTATAACGGCACGACGCTGTCTGTGCGTGAGTTGTACTTTGGGAACAATTCGCTTGAGGTTCAGATGTCCTCGCTCAACCGCGACGACTACACCAACCTGCCAAACAAAGATTTCACGGCCAATCAGCCGTACCAGTATTGGTACAACCGCCAGATTCCAAATCCGCAAATCTACATTTGGCCCGTGCCATCAACTGCTTTTGTGCAGATGGTTTGCTGGTACTCGCGCCAGATCGAGGATGTTGGCTCTTTGACCGACGAGTTGGAAATTCCACAGCGTTGGTATGAGGCTGTGCAAATGATGCTGGCTCACAAGATGAGCCTCGAACTACCTCAAGTGGCGATGGATCGCATCGGGTATCTGGAGAAGATGGCCGAGAAGCACCTCTACATTGCAGAGCAAGAAGAGCGCGACCGCTCACCAATTTACTGGGCACCGAACATCTCGGTGTACACAGCGTAATGCCAATCTTTCTTGACACAACAGGACTGACTTCGATTGCCATCGGCGTATGCGACCGATGCAAGATGAAACGCGCCTTTGTGCAATTGGGGCCAGACCCCAACTTCCCCGGCTTGCGGGTGTGCGACCAAGGGTGCAGGGATCAGTTTGACCCCTATCGCCTTGCCGCCCGTAAAACCGAGCGTATCAACCTGCGGTTTCCTCGACCTGATGTGCCTATCGGTGCTGGCGACAACTACCTGATGACTGGCAGTCAATCGATGGATGGCACAAGCCAGTTCCAGATTTCGACTGAGCAGAACACACAGACGCCCACATTGACTGGCAACAAGGATACGATTGCCCCGAATCCGCCCGACAATACGAGTACATAAATGTCAGCACAAGTCGCCATTACCCAACTGCCAGCCGCTGGTGCTATTACAGGCACTGAAGCGGTTCCTATCGTCCAAAATGGCGTGACCGTGCAAACTACGACGGGGGCACTCTCTGCCTCGCCGTCGCAGACCTATACATACCTGACAGTCACCCAAACGCCTCAGTTGGCAAACAGCCGCTATGTTGGCGTGACCAACGGTTTGTCAATTACCGACGGCGGTGCGCAAGGACTCTTCAATATCAGCACCACAGGCGCTTTATTGTCTTTGGTGAACTCTGGTACTGGCTTTCAGGTAAAAACCTCGTCTACGGCCATTACGAACCGTTCTATAGCGGTTACTGGCGCTGGCTTGGGAATTACCAACGGTGACGGCATCGCAGGCAACCCAACAGTTGCTTTGGCGGGTCAAGTCCTTTCCTTGGCGAATTTGAGCGCCAACGGCTTGATGACCATTACTTCTGGCGGTGTTTTGAATGCCACATCTATCACGGGCACAGCCAATCAAATTGGCGTTGCAAATGGTGATGGCACTGGTGGTTCTCCAACAATTTCAATTGTGGACAACGCGACGCTCCCCGGCACGGGTGGCGTGGTTATCCCCAAAGGCACAACTGGTCAACAACCTGTAGGTGTCAGCGGCCAGTTCCGCTTCAACACCACCACAAACCGCTTCGAGGGCTACATCAGTGGCTCTTGGGTGAACATTGGCTCTGGCGACGGTACGGTCACCAATGTCAACGGTACGACCAATCAAATTGCTGTTTTGAATGGCACAACAACGCCAATCATCAGTATTTCGCCCAACCCGATAATCCCCGGTACAGCCAGCATCACCATGCCAATTGGCGCAACTGCCGCACGCCCAACTGGTGTGAACGGTATGTTCCGCTACAACACCGATTTAGCCCTGTTTGAAGGCTTTATCAACGGCTCGTGGCAAGTTATTGCCGCTGGTACTGGCGTGACATCTGTTGCCACTGGCACTGGTTTGACTGGTGGCCCGATCACTTCAACTGGCACTATTTCAATTGACAATTCTGGCGTGACTGCTGGCACTTACGGCTCAAGTTCCCAAGTGCCAAGTTACACGGTCAATGCGCAAGGTCAACTGACTTCTGCCGCAAACATTTCAATCTCCGCTACGGCTATCGGCGCGGTGACCTCTGTGTCTGGTACGGCTGGCGAAATTGACTCAACTGGCGGTCAGACCCCTGTTATTTCGTTGCCCAGCGCATTGGTATTCACCAGCAAGACAATTACTGGTGGCGCGTTCAACATGGCTTCTGCCCAAGTTGTTTCAGACACGGTTACCACCAACACTGCGGCTCAAACGCTGACCAACAAGACAATCAGTGGCGCGTCAAACACACTGACCAACATTGCCAATGCTTCGCTTACAAACAGTTCTTTGACTGTTGGCTCAACCAATATTGCCTTGGGTGCAACAGCGTCAACTTTGGCTGGTTTGACTTCGGTTACCGTAACGCAAGACCCAACAACCAATTTGCAACTGGCAACCAAGCAGTATGTGGACAGCGTAGCCGCAGTAGGGTTGACATTCCACCAGCCAGTGCAAGCGGCGACTACCGCCGCCCTGACAGGGGTAGTCGTCTACAACAACGGCGTGGCAGGTGTTGGGGCTACGCTTACGCTTACCACCCCGCTGACTGTTTTGGATGGCTACACGCTTCTCAATACGAACCGCATTCTTGTCAAGGATCAAGCCAATCAAGTCCAAAACGGCATTTATACATGGACGACTGGCGGTACGGTTCTGACTCGTGCCACAGACGCTGACACCTACGGCTCTGGTTCAAACCAACTTAGCCTGAACGATTATTTCTTTGTGCAAAATGGTACGGTCAACAGGGGTATTGCTTATGTGTTGAGCGCCCCAGTGGGCACGATTACATTTGGCACCTCCAACATTGAGTTTGCCGAATTCAGCAGTTCACAGGTTTACACTGGCACAACGCCTATTGATGTCACTGGCACGGTAATTTCGTTGACAACAGTTCCTGCCACCCTTGGCGGAACTGGTCAGTCTTCATACGCGGTTGGTAACTTGTTGTATGCCTCTAGCACTACAGCATTGTCCAAGTTGCCAATTGGCACAAACAGTCAGGTGTTGAAGTCAAATGGCACAACCCCGTTCTGGGATTTGAATCCAACATATTTGCCAGTTGTGTTACATAGCGGATCATCGACAAACATCCCTGTTGGAAGTGGTTACTTGCCTGTCCTATTGCATGACGGCGTGACCATAGTCAATGTGGCTTTATTTTGAGGAATAGAAAATGACGGCACGATACCCACTCGTAATTGCTGGTGTCACGATTGAAGAGATTCAAACTGGCGACACCTATAACTTGGCTCAAGGGGCCAGTCTCCCGCTGACCACTGGTGTCACTGGCGTCCTGCCGACGGCCAACGGCGGAACCAATTTGTCGTCATTTACGGCAGATGGGGTGCTGTTTGCCTCAAGCACCAGCGTACTGGCTCAATCTGCAAACCTTTCTTATAATTCATCCACAAGCGTGCTGACCGTTGGTACGGGCACAACTGGCGGTATCTCAGGAGGAACCTTCTAATGGCGGCTTTAAATTTCACCCCAATTTCGCTGTACTACAGCAGTACGGCTTCTGCCGTTCCCTCTGCGGGAAACCTTATCAATGGTGAGTTGGGTCTCAACATTGCCGACATGAAGTTGTACGCCAAGAATAGTTCTGGCGTAGTGACCTTGTTGGCTTCTTCTGCCACGGTTGCGCCAGTCACAACGATTTCTTTTGGCTCGACTGGCCTTACCCCTGCCACCGCAACTTCAGGCGCTGTAACGGTCGCTGGAACGCTTGCAATCGCAAACGGTGGTACTGGGCAGACAACAGCAGGTGCGGCGTTCAATGCTTTGTCGCCTATTACCACCACAGGTGACTTGATTTTGGGTAACGGCACAAACAGTGCAACCCGCCTTGGAATCGGCGCAAACGGTTACTTGCTGACCTCTAACGGCACAACAGCATCGTGGCAGGCGGCTCCAGCAGGAGGCGTAACAACTTTCAGCGCAGGTACAACTGGATTGACGCCTTCAACGGCAACTTCTGGTGCAGTCACCTTGGCTGGAACATTGGCGATTGCCAATGGCGGTACAGGTCAAACTTCTGCCTCTGCGGCGCTTTCTGCGCTTGGTGGCATCGGCACTGGTAAGTCCATCGCTATGGCGATGATTTTTGGATTCTAAGGAGCGATAAATGGCAAACCCAAACATAGTCAATGTAACCTCGATCTACGGTAACACGACATATTTAACCCCCAGCACAACAAGCGCAACCACATGGACTACGCTGACCCCAGCCTCTGGCACAGTCAATAAGGTCAACAACATTGTTGCCGCAAATGTGACTGGCTCTGCCGTTGCGGTGACGGTGTCAATCAATAGCGCAACTGGTGGCGGTGGTACGGCTTACGATATTGCCTACCAGATCAGTGTGCCAG